CGCCTCTGTCAAGGCGACACGCCGCTAGGCTAGTGTGAGTTACATCTCTTCTTCATCTAGCATGCCACATTCTTGCATGTAGTCCTCATGCTCTATAACACCAATGTTAAAGGCGATAGGGTCGCAACACTCTAAGATCTCGGCGGGGGTAAAGGTAGAGTACCCAATCTTTACCTCTGGATAAATCTCATTAAGTAAATCTATAAAGCTTTCTTTAATAGTTAGGTCTCTCTCGAATTGTGTCATACTCAATTGAATAACTCCTTCATCTCAATAATAAACTCATGCCATACAATGCGCCCCATGTATAGGGCGGGTACTGCAAGGGCTAACTGTACTAATGTAGTCAATGCTCTAGTCATTACTTATTCTTCTTTCTCTTATAAATCTTGTATGCGATTAGTAGGGCGGTAGCAATAGCGATAGTGTGCCAAGGTAGATAGATAGCCCCTAAGAAACTATCTAACTCAAATCCGTATTCGTTAGTTATAGATAACTCAAATCCGCTAGGTATCATTTACTTATCTCCGAACATGTTAAAGACCTCATCTAGTTGCTCATCTGTTAAGTGGTCTAGTTCGATAGCCTTAGAGAAATTAAAGAAGTCTTGCTCATCATCTTGCTCTACATCTTCTACCTCATCAAGGTGTGCGTATTGGTCTGCTACGTCTGCCTGTATTGTGTCCCATTTAGTCATTAGTTCTGTGTTACCTTTCTCATGTGTGCTACTACGTTACTAGAAACTGTCTGTAATTCTTTTACTGTCTTGTTCATTTCTTCTGCGCTAGAGGCTGTGAAATCAACACCTAGTAGTTGTGCGCCGTCCCATAGAGAGTATGTGATTGTCATTGTCTGTTCTTCTTTCGTTAGTTGGTATGTGTGTAATTGTAGCGTATAGCGGTGACATCACCTAGCATTGGGCTAGGTGTGTCGGTGTGATACTAGTCACGCCATGAGAACGGGTTACCCGTTGCCTCATACGCATCTCGGTATGAACACCGAGGGTACTGTGTGTGGTTACTTACATAGCCACACTCTGGGCAGATAGCGTCTGCTAGGCGGGTACGGATAGAGTCATAGGACTCTACTCCTCTACCTTCAAATACTGAGTTAGTCATTTATCTAACTCCTTTCTGTTAAGAACCTTTCTTAACCTTATGTATTAAGACTAACATGGGGGTCTGACAAATAGCCACCCCCCATTAGGTACAATTCGGACATTCTCAAAAGAAATCGGAAAAAAGTAGGTGAGATAGGTCACATCTGGGGGCACTATACAGACAATACGGACATTTCTAATGTGTGTATCATACAAAATAAAATCCTATTAACATTTTCTAAAATGTGAAAGCTATTGACCTATAAAAATCTTTCATGTTACAATTGGAAAGGTTTCGGGGGTTACACTAAGAACTCAATATGCCAGATGTAATAGCATATAGATCTTGTGAACTTTCTCTACTTTCCTTTAAGTTAAAAAAAGGGGGGTAGGGGGGTTTGCTAAAAATCTAATTTCCAGATGAAGCATTAAAAAAAATATTTTATTAACATTATATAAAAACTAATATCCTAGTTGACTAGAATATATAGGGGGAATTATGAAAAAGCTTTATATAGATCAAATAGCCAGACGGATCACAGATTATAAATATTCTACGAAAACGTATTTTAATTCAGATATTGATCAAGCAACGGCGGCATTACAATGGATCATAGATTATCTTGCTAAAGAGTTAGCTAAATGCGATAATGTAGTAGATGGAAAATGTTCCATTGATTGGAAACATGATGAATGTGCAAGACTTTCAAGAATACTTGATGACTTGAAAACTAGTTGACTAGGATATATACAATGGCTACAAAAAAAGCGGGAAAAGAAGTAGAAAACACCACTTGCTACACATATAAGATTGAGATGTTAGTTCAAGTCCTTGCAAAGGATGAAGCAACAGCTTTTGAACAATTAGAAAAATCTGGTGGCTATGTTACCAATAGACAAGTTAATCTAATGGATAGTGTTTCTTTATATAATGGCGAAAAGGGATAGTTTTTTATCTCCCGCCCTTTTAAGGGTGGATGGCTACCGAAGGTAGCAAATAACCCTGTTAGGGCCTTAAAACCCTCTCAGGGTATTTTTATGGCCTATTCTAGAAAATGTTACAAGATGTGAAAATATGGTCTCTTCTCGCCGAAGCACTTTTTTCGCACTAATTGCACTATATGACCGCTATGTCCTATATTTTATGCATATATAACAAGAAACCCAATCAGAGGCGGATCCGATTGGGTTCTTTATATCTTGCGATATATGTACGCAGGAACATGTGGGATGCTACAACTACGTACAGCTTAATTGTAAAATAGCTTTTATTCTAAGTCAACTGTTTTTAAAATAAAGTTTGTTGCCCGTCATCTTCTGCAGCAGAGTAAGATGGGGCGGGCCCAAGAAGGTACCCTTGTTCATGATATGAAACCATTTTAGATGTATCTTCTGGTCCTACGAGTGTATTTGCAATAATTGTTAAAAGGTCATATATACGGTGTAGCATAATATAATTAACCATTGGTAAGTTATCTTCTAAATCTGAAGATCTTTGTTCATTTGTCATCTGGTCTACCTAAGTCTTCCCAAAATTGTTCCCGCCCCATATTATCAATAGGAATAATAGGGGTACTGTTACATTGGCAATCTTTATCACATGTCATTTTTTAGCCTTTTCCATAGTCTTAATAATGTCGTCATAAAAACCAAAACCTATAAACTTTTTATATTCACAGGATAGGCAGTATAAGTATACTTCATCATCTATTGACTGGTTAGGAAGAAGAAAGCCTTGATCTAGTGGGCAAACCAGTCTAGGAACAAGGCCTTCTTCAGAAAGTGCTATGTATTGAGATACTTGCTGTATCCTACGCATTTTCTCCTACTTCTGAGTAGTTGGGAACTTTAAATAAAATTCCTTAGCTCTTTGGGTTAAACCCTTCCAAGCCGACCAATTAGTTCCGCCATTGGTCATATAGTACGTTATCTCTGCGTTTATTACTGGGTCAAATAATAGAATATTTGATCTCAGGTCAAATTTTTCTTTACGAGCAATACCTAGGTCACCCAACATATTGATCTGAAAAATTCCATAGGAACTGTCTCCAGTTTTCCTGTTACCATTATATGCTAGAGGGCGTCCACTGGACTCCGTCTTTGCAATGGCCCAAGCCGTTTTAAGAGCTTTTCCTTCAAAACCTACCGCTGCCAGTAGTTCTTTCAATTCGATGTCTGAAAGCTTTTCCGAAGGCTTGTAAACAGTATTGCTGTACTTCTCTAAGGTTTCTTGCTTAAGTTGTACTTCTGTCTTTGGTTGTACTTTTAAAGCTTGGGCGGGCAACATAGTGTTGTTTGTAAATAGAAATAATGTTATCATTACTACTACAGTCGTACTATGTGCAAAGTCGCTTAGCTTTTGCTTTATATTCTCCATTGGCATTTCCTCCTTTAGAGATAACGAACTATAATCTTAACATTGTCAGTAAGTTACTGTCAAGTCAGTTGACCAGAAAGATATTATGGATATTTCATTTTCTACACCCGTAATTAACCTAAAAACATCAAATGGTTATGGTCATGCAGCGTCAAAAATTATAGACTCATTAAAAAGATTAGGACATAATGCTCCGTTTCAAGATGCTAGAGCTAAAGTGCAATTAAATTTTTCTCAACCCATTTATTATAAGTTGCATAGGAATCAATATCAAATTAGTTATACTCCATGGGAATCTACAGTTATTCCAAAAGAGTGGTTTGAATATTTAGATAACTGCGATGAAGTGTGGACAACTTCTAATTGGTGTAAAGAAGTTTTTGAAGCAAATGGAATTAAAGATGTAAAAGTTTATCCTCATGGCATAGATCCAATTTGGAAACCAAAGAAAAGAAATATAGAACACGGAAGACCCATAAAGTTTTTGCATGTTGGAGAGCCAGCCCCAAGAAAAGCGGGACAGATGGTGGTAGATGCATTTATATCTCTGTATGGTAATAATCCTTTTTATTCTTTAACAATAAAATCATTTGGTCCTAGTACTGCACGAGTATACAACAACTATATAGATAAAAATATTATTGGGATACCAAATGAAATGTATAATAACATTACAGTAATTACAGAATCAATGTCAGATGAAGAATTGGTTAAGCTTTATCATGATCACGATGTTTTAATATACCCTAGTTACGGAGAAGGATTTGGATTTATTCCCTTTCAAGCACTTGCAACTGGAATGCCAGTAATTTGTACAGATGGTTGGGCACATTATGATGAATATCTCGGTCCACTAAAATTAAGATCAGAGCTAATTGAT